AGAAGAACAAGTCCGCCGCCAGGAACTCCGGCGCGGTGGATCCAAAATCCTCGGCGACACCATCCAGCGTGCTGTATTGCCGGATGCGCTCATTGACGTCGATCGCAACCGATGGCCCGGCAATAAGTAATGCCCCAAAATTCCGTAGAGGAACTGCCAGCGGGCTCATATTTATACTGACATTCACTACATCAGAGACTGACAAGCCCGGCATAGCGTGCTCCTTTACATACTAGGGATTTGCGGTATGATCCAGAGCGAGCCGGGAGGGTGCGCAAACACCCCACCGGCTCTGACCAACGGACCTGTGATGGAGGTGCCGAATGGCTCCCCGTAAGCTACCAAAAGCGACGTATCTGCGAGAGTGCTTCAGCTACAACCGTCGGACCGGCGTATTGCGTTGGCGTGTCCGACCCCCACGCCACTTCACCACCAGACGCGGTCACTGGGTCCACAACGGACGATGGGCAGGAAAGATGGCCGGGCACCTTCGCCCGAAGGGGTGGGTCGTTCGTCTCGACGATCAGGGCTGGCGCGCCCATCGTGTCATCTGGAAGCTGGTCACCGGCCGCGATCCAGGCGACACAGTGGACCACATCAATCGAGACCCATCTGACAACCGCTGGAAGAATCTGCGATCAGCGACCCACGGACAGAACCGCGCGAATAGCTTGGCGAACCGAGGCCGCGCGCTGCCAAAGGGGGTCTATCTCGACCACGGTCGGTTCCGCGCGATCATCCGGCGCAACGGCAAGAACAGCAGCCTTGGCCATTACGACACCCCAGCCGAAGCGTCCGCTGCTTACGTCAGGGCAACCTAAGCCATCAGCAGTGCGCGGGTCTGCACGTAGCCGGTGGTCCCGCTGGCCGACAGGCGTTGCGCCGCCTGGGTCAGATGCAGCGCGGCCGCAATGTCGCTGTGGCCGCGTGCGGTGATGATCTCGCTGTCCTGCAACAGCGCCAGCACGGCGCCAACGGTCAGCGTGGCGCGGCCGGTGAAGCTCTGGTCGACCTGGGTGGCCACGAGACGGCCCATCGCGGCGCCGTTGGCGACGCCAGCGAGGGTCTGCGGTGCCTGAGTGGCGGTCAGCGTGGCGCCCGCCACCGGCCCGGCGTGGCCGGTCAGCGTCTGCGCGTCCTGGCTGGCCGTGAGGTGGCCCGCAACCACCGACCCGCCGCCCGCCACAAGCGCCTGTGGGGCTTGGGTGAGGTTCAGGGCACCGACACACACCGGGGTGGCGTAGGCGGCCCCCTGGAGCGTCTGGGGGTCCTGCGTCTGGGCCAGCCCGCCACCGACACCCGACAGCACCGAGCCAGCCGCGAGCAGCGTCTGCGCCGCCTGGGGCGCCGCCAGCGTGCCGCGCACCGTCACGGTTGCAGTGGCTGCCAGCCCGTCCGTGGTCTCGCTGATCGACAGCGTGCCGCCGACGCGTGGCCCACCGGCCGCGACGATGGTCTGTGGCGCCTGGGGCTGGGTGAGCGTGCCGCTGACCGTGGCGCCGCCTGCCCCGATCAGCGTCTGTGGCGCCTGGGGCTGGGTGAGCGTGCCAGTGACCGTGGAACCCGCGTGGCCAACGATAGTCTGCGCGGCCTGGGGCTGCGCCAGCGCGGCGCCCGCGACCGGTCCGCCAGCGGCAACCACGCCCTGCGACGCCTGGGTGAGTGACAGCGCGGCCGTGATCAGCGGGAAGCCGACCGAGGCTTGCCCCGCCAGCGCATCGGGAGATTCAGAAACCGTGAGCGTGCCACCAACGACGACGCGCGCGGTGCCGGTCAGCGGATCAGGCGCCTCGGTGACCGACAGTGCGGCGCCAACAGTGACGCCAGCATTACCGACGATGGTCTGCGGCGCCTGGGGTTGCACAAGCGTGCCACCGACGACGACACGACCGGTTGCGGTCAGGCCATCCGGTGCCTCAGTGATTGCCAGCGTGCCAGTGATCGCAGGCGAGCCGACCGTGCCCGCTGCTTGCAGCGTCTGATTAGCCTGGGTCAGTCCACTGATCGGGAAGTCAGGCAGGAACGCTTGGGCGGGCGGAGTGAACGCCCCACCGTATTGGGCAAAGCCCTTGGTAATCCTGATCTCGTCGAGGTAACCGTTGAAAACATAGTTAGAACTGATGGCATCGTTACCGATCAGGGTGTTACGCGCCGATGGGTATATCGTGTAAGTAAATGACGGCGAACTGGTGCCCACGACACCATTGATGTATATACGCAGGGTGTTGGTTGCGTCGCGATCGACGGCTAGGTGATACCACGTATAAAGCGTTGGAGTGAAAGCCGCATAAGCGGCACCGAAATTCGTTCCGTTCGTGGTGAAAGCAAACCCAAGGTTACCGGAGTTGGTAAAGAAACTCCACCCGAGGTCGCCCGCTGGATTGTCCAAGTCGCCTTGTGTAGCAATAATATCGACAGCGTTCGAGAAAAACATACACCATGCTTCGATGGTGAACGGCCCAGCACCAAAGTGAAAATCCTCCGACACACCGGCGCTGACCGAAGATGCGCCACCCGGAAGGAACAGCGCCCCAGGACTGCCGAACATGGTGGTGCCAGCGGAATTGAACGCACCCGCCACTGAGGTCAGTGGATGTGCGCTGAATGAGTCGTCGGTGAACGTTGTCGAGTTGTTCGGCCCGTCAAAGTGCAGCAACAGCACGGTGTAGGCCGGGACCGAAGGGCCGAGGCCGCCAGTGATACCAGAAAGAACCGTGCCCGCTGCCGACAGTGTCTGGGCAGCCTGGGCGAGTGGTCCGGAGACGGTAAACGGCGCGATCGGTGGGGTGAACGCACCAGCATAGCGCGCGACATTGGAAACACGAACCTCATCGAGGTAGCCAGGGAAGCCGTCTGGATTACCACCCTTATCATCGCCGATGGCGCAGGTTTGCGTTGATGCGTAGAGAAAGTCTGTGACGGTTTGCGATGCGATAACTGCGCCGTTGACATAAATTCTAATGAGGTTGGATGCGTCACGGTCAACCGCAATATGATACCAAGTATTAAGTGTGGGAACGAAAGAACCGGAAAGCCATTTAGTGCCGTCATAAACGCCACTTGTAGACCACAGGAAACCTAGGTCACTGGCATTGCCGTTGCCGAACCACCAGCTATCAATTCCCTCCGGTCCCCACTTAGAAACGGCCGATCTATATTGTCCAGACCCTCCGGTCGCTGTGGCGGACGTGTAATAAGCCCAGAGTTCAACCGTGAACTGCCCGGAGCCGAAGTTGAAGTCGGTGGCGTTACCGGTGTCGATGTAGGAGGCTGTGTCGCCGTCGAACTTGGCACTACCGGTGCCGAACTTGGAACTGCTCGTGGTAACCTGCGCGGTGCTCACCGCCGTCAGCGTATGAGCATACGACGACGCGTCAGTGAAACTGGTCGAACCGTTGGTGCCGTCGGCATGCACCAGCAGCACGGTGTTGGTATCAGGCGCGCCACCCACCGCACCCGTGATTGGTGGCAGACCACCGGAGACGGTTCCGGCGCCGACCAGTGGGTCAGGCGTCTCGGTGATCGCGAGCGCGCCAACGACAGGCACGCTGCCGGTTGCCGCGATACCTTGTGCTTGTTGGGTAAGCGCCAGCGTGCCAACCGCCGCCGCAATAAAATCCGCCGTGGTGATCGAGGATGTATTGGTGCGGAAAAACACGTTGTCGTTGTTGGTGCCGCCAACCGTGGTTTCCTGCCACTCGATCTGGAAGAACAGATACTCATTGACCAGCGTCATCGCGCCGGGCGACCATGACGTGACCGAACTGTTGGTGTCAGCGGTCGTGCTGAGCGTAACGGTGGCGCCAGTGAGGTTACCAGTAGCTGCGGTGGCGCCTGCACCTGTCGCGTTAGTGCCGCGCCACATCCGCATATTGATATGACCGACACACCCCGCCGTAGTGGCGCGCAAGTTACAATTGAATGTCCAGTTGGTGTTGGCAAAGGTGCCGTAGAACGGCCCCGCGATGAAGCTGTCGCCTGCTGTCGTGATACCCGAGCCGGTGCCCGGTGCCGGGCCGGTGGCAGCGGTATTATAGCTCGCCGCCTGGGCCGCTGTAGCGCCTGCTGTCGCGCCTAGACGCCCGCGATAGTAAGGCGTAGTGATCGCGGTGCGTGACGGCACCCAGCCAAACGCTGTGGTCGCCACCGCAGGCGCCGATCCGTTAAGCTGAGTGTTCCCCCAAAAGTTCGGTGTGACCCCTGTGGTGCCGAGCAGGTAGATCGTTTGGACGGCCATCGCGGGTTATCCCGCGCGCGGATTACGGATTGCCAGCGGTCACGCTGAACTGCGTCACAGTGACGGTCTGGCCCGAGGTGATGCTCGTGTTGTTAAGGATCAGATCGGTCGTGACGTTTCCCTGCACATGACACACCGCACTGCCGTCCTTGATGCGGAACGATGCCGCTGTGCCAGTAGCTGAGGCTGTGTTACTCCACGTGCCGACCAGCGTAGTCACACCGCCCGAACTGGTCAGGAACGCCGCTGGCAGGGTGATGGTGCATAACACCCCGGCTGGATCAGCCGCTGCGCAGTTGGCAGGCTGAGCGCCAGAGTAGATAATCAACGTCCCAGCGGTGCTGACCTGAGTCTGGATTTGACCGACCTGAGCAGTGCGCAGCGCAGTGCCGTATTGCATCGTCATTTCATTGCACCCTTTCAGTGATCACTGTGATGCCGACATCCGACAGCGTCGGGTCCTGCGTCGCGGGTGTGGCAAGCTGCAACACCTCACCCACCGCCAGCGTGCCGCCGTTGCCGACCAGAATGTCGTCGCCGGATGCGGTCAGGACGATGCTGCCCAGGTTGGTGAGCGCGCCGCTGGCATCGAGCCGGTTGAGCATGAACACCGCGTCGGCTGTCGGCGCCACGGCCGCATAGCTGACGGTGCCGACGAGGCCGGGTGGCACGATCAGCGAGAACCCCAGCGGCACATTGACCACCGTGCCTGCGATCGGCTTGCCGCCGAACGGGAAGGTCACCGGTAGCTGCTGGAGCTCCACGGGCAGCTGCGGGTAGCCCACCGGCACGCTGCCCCAGGCGCCCACCTCGACCACCACAACGGCCGGCGCGGGCGCGATCACATCGACCACCAGCGCGACGGGCGCGGGCGTCACCACGTCAACGGTCAGCGCATTCGCCTCGACCGCGACCACATCCACG